GTTTCACAACGTTTTTTCAAGCCTATTAACCTTCTTATGGCCAAATGACCACAATATTAGAAGGTATAAATCCCACGTCTGACCCCCTACTTACCTTTCGGCCCTCAAGGGTGATATACTTACGTATGCCTTTTTTTTCTTTCAACTTCTTTTACTTCTGATCTACAAATTTAAACAAAATAATTAACACTACCAAACCAACAAAACCATTGCTGCCTAATAAATTGACTACATCCATAACGTTACTAATAACGCTCATCCCAAATACTGGGGAACCAAAAACGATTTCCGCCATTACTCCAAATGATAACAACACCATAAACAAAGACGTCATGCCTTTAAAGAACGATGTTGCATAATTAAATACATTTTCCATAAATAAAAATTTTAAGTTAGGATGCAAATATACAACTATTTTCCTTGTCCCCTATACTTTTTTAAATAATTTTTAGAATTTTTCATTTTAGAAGATCTTGTTTTAGCATGTCTCCCAGGTCTTTTTTTATTTGTTTTATACAAAAGCATTTGGCAAACATACAAAAAAATATTATAAAAAATAAAAATATAAAAAAAATTTTTTTAGGGGAGGTTGTGAATGCGTGAACCAACACCATCAAAGACCCCTGCTATATATCGAACTTTGAAGCGCCCCTTGCTTCATTAATATTAATCTCAAAATTGTCTTATGAAAAAACTTAGTGAGTATCTTAAAGAGTTAGGCGCTCCCAGGTGTAAACTGGTTAGTGGTCCTAACGGTAGGTTTGTATCCTACACAGTTAACGGCACGAAATCTACTCTACCTGTAGGGAAGAAGTCGCAAAATGGTACATTAGAAGAGTTCAATGTTCTAATTACAGACGACGGTCAACCGATTGCTACTGTTAATCACTACGAGCAAGTGGAAGAGTTAGAGCTAGCGTAGAAGAAGGGAGTTCGCTCCCTTTTACAGTTCTTTGTCCATCAAAGAACTTGTCTAATTCAATCAATAACCCTTGCTAACTGTGGGGAACATACAAAATAAACTCTTACTAACTTGCTTATTCACTACTTAGATAGATGATAAGAGTGAAAAGAGTTTAACTTTTAAGTGATGAGTGCGATTGGCAGGTCGCATTCACCACTTTTTATCACAATTTGACACTTGGTCAATTTAACAGTATAAAATAATATAACATTAGTAAGGTAAAGTGGAGTATCCATAGAAAGAAACCACATCTAAAACATAAGGATATGTAGTAAACTTCTAATGTTATGTTATTTATATCTTATGATTGGAGTAGTTAAATACAATTGTCAATCATTAAGGGTAATACTTATTATACTATTGATATTCTTTAGTAGTAGGTAGTGACCTTAATGATACAATTGTTAATCAATTTAATAACACTTAAAATAATAATTATGAAGAAAAGATATTTTATAACTGATAGAATAATAGGTGTGTATTTTACTTCTAAATCACAATTAAAGAAATATTGTGATACTCTTAATAGGTATTCAAAGATAATAAATTTACCTTTTATCTATGGAAATATAACTGAATATAAAACTTATGAAGATTTTCTTATTAAAATAAAGAATAGTAATGTAAATTGGAAGGAATGTACAGTTTAATCACATAAATAAGCACATCATAGATATATGATGTAAAGATAAGGTATTTGTCTTACGAAAGAGAGCAAAGAGGCTAGTTCACTGAATGTAATCAAAACTAGTGTAAATTGCAAAGACAATGTAATACTAAAAAGGAACTATCTTGAGACGCTTTCTATGAAAGACGTAGTAATTTACATTAATCCTACACAAGATGACATAGTTTCGTCCTTATGCTTATTTTATTTAAGAATAGAAATGAGTAAAACACCTAAATCATACTTGTTTTAGTTTTAGCACAGTCGTAATCTGTGAGGTTGAGATTCCTTCTCAATTCTATTCTATTTAATAACACTTAAAATATAGCATTATGGCAAGAAAAACAGATGAATATGTAATACATTTAGAATCGGAGTTAAAACATATGGATGAGCAATATAAAGAGATAAGAGAAGAGTTAGTAAAATGTAGAAAAGTACTTATTGCAAAGCAGAAAGAATTAGACGAATTAATAATAGAAACATCCAATTGGACGAAACTCTATATAACCTAACACTTAAAATATAAAGATATGGATAGCATTTACATTAAAACTGGAACAAGATTAGTTTATAAATATAAGAATGAAGATAAGAGAGAGTTATCATTTGAAGAGTGGATAGTTTATATTATTAAACAAGAAGTCAATCAAAGAACATTACCATGGAACAGGAAATTATAGTTAAAATAATAGTAATCATAGGTGTAATTATAATTCTATCAGGTAATAATAAAAGTAAATAGTAGGTTGATAGTTATCCTTTAAAAACTATCATTAATTAAACCATTAAAAATAATTAAAAAATGGCAAATGCATTAAACAGTGGAACTTTGGACACACTTAAAACAGGACAAACATTATTAACAAAAGTCTACAAGACAAAGAAAGAAGGAATGGTTCAAATTGAAATCGCAGAGAAAGTTTCTAATCCAAATGCTACATCAGCATTAGGGGACGGTTTTCAAACATTCTATTCATTTTCAAATGGAAGTACTGGTAAACCTCGTAGATTTTGGGATCCAGTAGAGGCTATTTATTTAGAAACTATGTTACAAATTCCAAATTTAGACATAGAAAATGGAGTTTATACTCTTAATCCGGATACTGGTAAGGAAGAAATGCAGTTAAATATCCTTAATCCAACAGCATATGTTAATCCTCAAACAGGAGAGGCAGTTGAGTTAAGAATGAGAGGAAGAGTTATTGAAACTACTGAAGGTAGACAATATGATGTAGATAATGAAAGATATAAAATAAATCCATCTACTAAAGATCCTGTATTACATGGTGGAAATTATATTTATAATAAAAATCAAATTCTATTTGTTGAAAATACAAGTGATGATCTTGTACTCCCACATGTATTTTTAGCATCTGATACCGTATCAGTTACTTCTAAAGTTGAAAGTAATGAAACAGTGGTAGAAGAAGTGGATTTAAATATGATATAACAAATAAGACAATTTGTTAGAGAGCAAGTGTAAAGGATTTAACTATATTTAGAAATAGATGTAGTTAAATTCTTTATATTTGTATTATAAAATATAAAAACAATTATTATGACAATGTTAGAAAAAGGAAGAAAAAATGATAAAATTGTTAAATCTAAAATTATTACTGAAAAGATTATATTTCGTGGCGAAAAAATTACTAGGGAAAGAGTAGAAAAAGTATGGAATATTCCAAAAGTCATTACAAATGATATAGGATTTCAGTTAATGTTTGGATTTGATGCCCCTAAATCACCAACAAATACATCTGAAGGGTTAAAAGAATACTTTTTAGACAATAGATATTAACTTAAAAAATTTAAAATTATGGGACAAATGAAATGGATTTATACTATGGTTCAAAATGGATCATATTCTATATTTAAAACAATGTATGAAACTGCAGTTAAAAATAATGTAGATTCATTTATATTTGAAAATGAAGAATTTAATGTAAAAACAGCTAAACATATATGTATATTAGGAGATAAAGCTGAAAAAGAATATGACAAATATATAGAATCTATGGCTGATGCTGAATATGATGCTAGATATTTAGAACAATGATTTACTTTATAGGAAATACTGCAATCCACGAGTCACCTCATTATCAATTGGCAACGATTGATGATGTCGTGGATTATTGCAGTACTAAACAGGTATTGGGTGTTGATACTGAAACAGAAGGATTTGATTTTACTTGTAAAAAGATGATTATGTTTCAGATAGGAGATGCTGATAATCAATATGTTATAGATACAAGATATATTAGCATTGAACCATTGAGAGAAATCTTGAGCGGAAATATCACGAAGATATTTCACAATTCTAAATTTGACTATAAATTCATCAAGAAATGGAGTGGTATTACTTGTCAAGGGGTATATGACACATTTCTTGTTGAATTAGTCAATAGTTGTGGGAAAGGTATTGGATATGCCCTTAAAGATCTATGTAAGCGTTATTTTAATGTTGAATTAAATAAAGATGTCAGAAATAAATTTGTTAATTTAAATGGTAGTCCATTTGATAATAATCAAATAATTTATGGGGCAAAAGATGTTGAATATTTGTGTAAAATAAGAGAGTTGCAAATACCTGTAACAGAGAGATATAGATTACAAAATGTAGTTAAATTAGAAAATGAAGCTGTATTAGCATTAGCTGATATTGAATATAATGGATTAGATTTAGATAAAGAACAATGGAATTCTATTGAAAGTCAAAGTATGAAAAATGCAGAAATGTTAATGATTAATTTAGATCAAATGGTAATTGAAAATCCTTCTTTAAATAAATTTATTTGTGAATATATACAAACTGATATGTTTACATCTGTTGATGAATTAAGAAAAGTAAATGTTAAATGGACATCTCCTAAACAAGTTTTAGAGGTATTTAAAACAATTATACCTAAACTTGAAAATGTAAATGGTAAAGAAATGTATAAATATAGATTTAAATTCTCTATTATAGATGAGTATATTAAATATAAAGAGGCTATGAAATTATATACTTCTTATGGTGAAGCATTTTTAAAGAATTTAAGTTGTGATGAAAAGATTCACACTAATTTTCACCAAATATTAGATACAGGTAGAGTGAGTAGTAGTAAACCTAATATGCAACAAATACCTGCAGATAACAAATTTAGAAATTGTTTTATTGCTCCACAAGGTTGGAAGTTTGTCTCAGCTGATTATTCAAGCCAAGAACTGAATGTCATAGCTTTTGGCTCGAAAGATCCAGTTTGGATAGAAGCATTGAAGAAAGGCGAGGACTTACATTCAACTTGTGCGGAGCTTGTATATGGAGATGAATGGGTAAATAGTGCTAAGGACAATTGTACTTATTTTACAAATAAAACTAAATGTAATTGTCCTGAACATAAAAAACTTAGAACTAATGTCAAAACTATTAATTTCGGACTTGCTTATGGGATGGGTCCTAATAAGCTTTCTAATACTCTTAATATCGATGTGGAAAGAGCTAAAGCCCTCATTGAAAAATACTTCCAAGCGTTCCCAGCAATCAAAGGATTCTTAGATAAACTTGGGAACTTTGGTAAGAAATTTGGGTATATTAAAACATTTCCTCCTTACAATAGAAGAAGATGGTTTACTAACTGGTATCCAAAGATATGGGCACATAAATCATCTTTTATGGAGCTTGGTAGTATTGAAAGAGCATCAAAGAATACACCTATTCAAGGTGCTTCTGCGGATATGACTAAGCGTGCTTTAGTATTAATGCGTGATCATATTAAAATGACTAAATGTCCAGTTAAATTAATAATGACTGTTCATGATCAGATAGATACAATATGTAGAGATGATTATTTATCTGATTGGACACATAACATGCAAAGATTAATGGAAGAAGCTGCATTAGAAATAGTAACAAATGGTTTATTAAAAGCTGAAGTAACAGTAAATGATTGTTGGACTAAATAATTAAATTATGAATGAAGATATAAAAAACTGGGTAAATGAACTTAAAATAATAAATGATTTAAATAAAGAACATAAGAAAAAATTTATAAATTTTAATAATTATTTTAAATACAGTGGTAAAGTAGAAGAAGAAAAAAAAGAAGAAGAATTTGAAATTAATATAATTAAATCTAAAAAAATAATTGTTTATGATGATGTTGTTCAATTTTATTTCGATAATCCTAATTATACTATAGAAGAAATAGCTAAAGTATTTAAAATAGGAAATGGTACTGTAAGAGGAAGAATAGATAGATATTTTAATAATCGTAAAAAATTAGAAAATGGAAAAAATATTAAAGATGGAGAATGTAAATAAAATAAAAGATAAAGAACAAAAAAAGGCTCTTAATGCTTGGGCTAAAGCTGGTTTCTGTGGTTCTGTAATTGCAGGAACTGGCTTTGGTAAGTCTAGAATTGCTGTTTTAGCAATAGATCATATATTAAAACAAAATAGTAGAAGTAATAATAAAGCTGCTTTAATACTTGTTCCTACTATACAATTACAAGCTCAGTTTGTAGATGAATTTGACAAATGGAATGTTGATAGTAGTAAAGTAGATATAATGTGTTATCAAACTGCTTATAAATTAACAGGACATCACTATGATATAGTTGTATGTGATGAGATTCATTTAGGACTATCTGAAGAATATCGTAAATTCTTTAAGAATAATATATATGATAGTTTATTATGTATGACTGCAACATTACCTGAAGAAGAAGAATATAAAAATATACTTATGAAAATTGCTCCTGTAATTTATAAAATAAGTTTAGATGAGTGCGTTTCTTTAGGAATTGTTGCCCCATATATAATTGAATGTGTACCAGTTAAACTAACTATTACTGAGCAAGCTGAGTATAAACATGTGAATAATACTTTTGTTAAATGGAAATATGCTCTGGGACATTTTGATGCATTTGATAATGCTAAATCAATTATAAAGAACTCAAATGCAAGTCCTCAAGATAAGAAAGCAGCTGCACTATTTTATAAAGCTATAAGAGAAAGAAAAGCTATAGTAGATTTTGCTGCAAATAAAATAGTTGAATTTCAAAAATTGGTTTTATCTAATTTAAATAAGAAAATATTAGTATTTAGTGGAGCTAATAAATTTACTGATGATTTATGTAAAGCAGCATTTCCTCTTGCATTAGCATATCATAGTGGTAAAACTAAAAAACAAAAGGAAACTGCATTACAAAAGTTTAGAGACAATGAAATAAATGTATTATGTTCTACAAAAGCTTTAAATCAAGGGCTGGATGTACCTGATGCTAATATGGGGATTATATGTGGAATTACTAGTAAATCTTTATCTATGATTCAAAGAGTTGGAAGATTATTGAGATTTCAAGAGGGTAAAATAGGAAAAATTATTATTCTTTATGTTAAAGATAGTCAAGAAGAAAAATGGCTGAAACAATCTGTAAAGAATTTAAATAATGTTATCTGGAAATAATTATCATTAAAATTTGTATATTGTTATAAAATCTGGTATATTTGTAAAAGATTTAAAAATAATTATAACAAATTTTTTTATACTTATTAATTATGAAAATAGATATAGATTTCGAAATGTTAAAGCAAACCGGCATATCTGCTGATGATTTTATTTATTTGTATCTTTTACATAGAAAAGAAATTAATTATTTAAACAATCTTAATCTTAGACCAAATTTAGAAAATTTACAAGAAAAAGGTTACATTAAGCTTGGCGAAACAGCTGATAATCATATAATTAGACAAGAGTTCATTGACCTCTTTTCATCTAATTTTGAACAGATGTTTGCCGAGCTTATTAGTACCTATCCTATGAAAGTAAATTCTCCTGATAGAGGTGTTAGAATATTACATGCTAAGGATCCAGATGCTCAAGCAAATCTTAAATCAAAATTAAGATATCGAAAAATTATAGGAACAAAAGTTTATAAACATAAACATATAATAGAGTGTTTAAATAAACAATTGTTAATAGAAAGAAATAGTCTTTCTTATTTTCAAAATTTAGAGACTTGGATTAATAACCATACTTGGGAAAAGTATGAAAACTTAGATGAACATGACACAGGAGAAACTACCACAAGGATTACAAGATCCCTTTAAACAAAAAGGTTTTAAAACCATTTCACAGTCAGTTACAACTTCGTTAAATGAAGTTAAAACTGCAATGTTAGGGAATAGACGTATTTACCCTACAAAATGGGAAAGATTAAATAAAAATTTACTAGGAGGTTTACAACCTGGTAAAATGTATGTAATTGCTGGAAGACCTGGTGTAGGTAAATCAGCATTTAGTAATCAAATGATTTTCGATGTATTAGATAATAATGAAAATAAAAATTTACTTGTTTTATATTGGAGTTTTGAAATGCCTGGCTATCAACAGATACTTAGGGCTGGCTCAAAAGATATAAAAAAGGAAGTAAGTGAACTATTATCAGTAGAAAATAAATTAAGTATTGAAGATTATAAAAAATATAAGGAAAAAGTTTCTAGGTATATGAAATATCCTATGTATTTTAATAATATCCCCAGAAATATGGAATTTATTAAAGAAACTAATGTACTTGTTACAAATAAAAAACCAGATTGTACTATTATAAATGTATTTGATCATTCAAGATTAGTTTTAAGTGATAAAGAACAAGAACTTCAAAAGTTAAATGATATAAGTAAAGGATGTATGTGGCTTCAAGCTAAAATGGGAGTTATAAATATTTTATTATCTCAACTTAATAGAAACATAGAACAAGAACATAGAGCCAAAGCACAGTATCAGCCATTATTAACAGATTTATTTGGTGGTGATAGTATTGGACAAGATGCTCATGTTGTAATGATGTTACAACGCCCCAATGATTTGTATGGAATTACAGATCTATATTGTAATGAAGATCCAATAGGATTATTGGCTACTCATGTAGAAAAGAATAGAGATGGATTACTTGGAATGATAGCATTCGAAGCAGAAATGTCCACTTTTACTATTAATGAAAGAAAAAAATAAAAATTATGAGAAAATTAACAAAAAGAGAAAGAGTAATTGAAATTTGTAAAAATTTAACACAAACTATTGATAAAATACAAGGCGCTCCTATAGAGCATAAAAATGAAGTATTTGAAATACCGCGAGCAAGAAAAAGTGCTTTAATTAGATTGAAAAATGAAAAGATAAAGAAATATAATATTACAGATGAGGAAATAGAAAAATGTGTGGTTAGAATAAAATATTTATAATTATGGAATATACATATATAATACAACCTATAGCAGTAATATTTGTATCTTTTGGAATTGGAGTAACATTAGGATCATTTTGGATGTTTTGGTTACTGAGTACAGAAAATAGTAATATAAAGAAAGAATTAGATTCAAAAAATAGATTACTAGATATTTATGAAAACATATATGAAGATGATGATTACGAAGCATATTAATTTTAAAATATAATAAAAATGGAATTACCAACAGTAAAGGTAAAGGCTAGCCGTAAATCGCCTAAAAATATGATAATATATGGTCCCCCTAAAATAGGTAAGACTAGTGTATTAGCAGAACTTAACGATTGTCTTATTATTGATTTAGAAAATGGTTCAGATATGATTGATGCTTTAAAGATTAAAGTAAATAATCTTATAGAACTTACTGATGTAGCTAGAGAAATAATTAAACAAGGAAAACCATATAAATATATTGCTATTGATACTATTAGTAAGTTAGAGGAATGGTGTGAAAATGAAGGCAAGAAAATTTATATGAAAACCCCAATGGGTAAAAACTTTGAAACAAAGAATCCAGGTATGTCAATTTTAGCATTACCAAATGGAGCAGGCTATTTATATTTAAGAATGGCTTATAAAAAGTGGTTAGATAGAATGAATTTATTAGCAGACCATATTATTTTAGTTGGTCATTTAAAAGATAAAATGCTTGAAAAGAAAGGTAAAGAAGTTGCTGTTAAAGATCTTGACCTAACTGGTAAAATTAAGCAAATAACATGCGCTAATGCTGATGCTGTTGGTTATATATTTAGAGAAGGAGATGAAACTATGATTTCATTTAATTCTTTAGATGATGTAACTGCAGGATCTAGATGTAAACATTTAAAAGGGCAGACCATGCCTATGAACTGGTCAAATATATATATAGATTAATTAAATACAAAAAAATGATTGAAATGAAAAAAAATGTAGAACCAGGTGAAACGCCTGAAGAAATTACTGTTTCTATGATCGACCAAGATCTTAAAGACGGTATTAGTAAGCCAGAGATGGCGACTAAGTATGGTATTAAACCATGGGAAGTAGATGAAATGTTTAAACATCCATTTCTTAAAGGTAGAAGACCTAGTAGAAAGAAAACTTTATCTTTTAGTTTTGTAGATGATATAACTACAGAATGTGAAACTACTAATATTACAGATCCTGAAGAATTTATAGATCCTAATCAAGTAACTTTAGAAGATGCTATAGACGAAGCTGTTGAAGCAGTTGAAGAAGTTAAAGAACAAATGCAAGAAACACAAGAAGCTATTATAGAAATGCTTAGTCCGACGGAATATGAAACTCCTGAAGAAACTTTATTAAAAGCTGCACAAGATACAGAAAATGAAGTTATCGAGGAATTAAATCTAGAAGAGGAAGAAGATGGAACTTTTGAATTATAAATTATTAATTATTAAAAACTAAATAAAATGGCAGTAAAAAGTAATGCAAGTACTGAAGAAGTGCTAGGGTCGATTAAAACATATTCAGGCCTTACAAATGTTAATGTTATAGCAATTAATCCCACAATGGAAGAATTACATGCTATAGATATTAAAGTTAAATCTGAACCTGTTTATAATATAAATATGGGGGATGAAGATTATTTTAAATTAACTTTTTGGTTAAGAAATCAAGATGGTAATTTTAGAATGGAAATTCTTACACAAAATAAACCAAGAGTTTCTCAAACGGGTAAGAACCAATGGATAAATAATATTGGCCAATCTACTTGGTCTAATGACGCCCCTACATATGAGTGGTGGAAAACTGAAGGTCAAAGAAAAGCTTATACAGGAGAAGAAACTCTTATTAATTTTACTAAAGCTTGGGCTAATGTAGCTTCTGGTGATGAAGTATCATTTGATACTATATCATCTATAGTTAAAGGAGATACAGGAGAAATTAAAGCATTGATGGACGTATTAACTACAAATGAAGTTAGAGTTCTGATTGGAGTCAAAGATGATAGATATCAACAAGTTTATACAAAATATTTCGGTAGAGTAAAACCTGAAAGAAATGATTTATTTGTTAAAGCTTTGAATGATGACTATGGTTCATTTAATGCTGATTTTAATGCTGATCTACAATGGGGAGAGCACAAACCAACTATGGATTTAATTACTCCCGATACTAATGGAGAGTTAAAAGAGAATGAAGATTGGGTTTCTGATAAAAATACAGAACCAGCTCATCAAGCAGCAGCTGATGATGATCTCCCATTTTAATGGCTGTTCGCGGTAGGAGCAGCGAAGATTATTTACATACAGATGTCATACTTAGTAAAATTACTGAGTATGACATTTTTATGTATTATTGTCCTAGTTTTAAAAAGTTTGGTAAAAAATTTTGCAGTGAGTTAAGAGAAGATAAAACTCCAACCGCTTCTATCATACCGTACAATGGTAAATTATTATATAAAGACTTTGGTAAATCTGAACATGTATTTGATTGTTTTAATTATATTAAAGAAAAATATAATTGTACATTTATAGGAGCTCTACGAATAATAGATTGTGATTTTAATTTAGGGTTAAGTTCTAGAAAAGATATTATTCAATTTACAATGGGGTGTATGGCTTATAGACAAAAAAATCCAAAACTAGAATTCAAACCTGTAATTATTAAGAAGAAAAAAAGAAGTTGGAATGAACAAGATGCGACTTTTTGGCGAAAATATTTGGTAAGTAAGAAAATACTTACTAAATTTGCAATTGAACCAGTAAGTCATTATTGGATTAACGCTAAGAGATTTAGTTGTAAATCAATAACTTACGTTTTTAAATTTAATAACCGATATAAAATCTATTCTCCTTATGAAAATAAGAATAAGTGGTTGAGTAATACTAAGAAAACAGATATTCAAGGTTACTCACAACTTCCCGATAAAGGAAATAAACTTATTATTACTTCATCTCTCAAAGATGTTATGTGTTTATATGTCGCAGGATATAATGCAATTGCTTTACAAAGTGAAATGCAAATGCCTGATGAGAAATTAATAAGTGAGCTAACTAACCGTTTCAATACAATAGAAATTTTATACGACAATGATTTTGACAATATAAATAATCCTGGTCAAACAATGGCTAAGAAAATTTGTGACTTATATGGTTTTGTAAATAAATGTATACCTGAAGAGTTTAAGTCTAAAGATCCATCAGATTTAATTGAAAATACAGGTAATCTTAATAAACTTAAAACTATATTAAAATGAACAAAAAAGAAATAATAGACTTCTTAAGACAAAAAAGAGGATATTTAAAAAAGTCTTCTGAATTTTTAGCTAAACGATTAGATATTTCAGAAACATTAGCAGCAAAATGTAGAAAATTAGTAAATGCAGAAGAATGGGTAGATTATAAAGCTAAAAGAGATTTAAAGAATGAAAACTCAAGTAATAATGATGAACTTTCTAAATCTTCAGGATTTTTAAAACATTTGGCTAATAACGATTTAACATTAGAAGATGTAAAATCTGTTAAATTTTGGCAAAGCGCTAATGGAGAACAAAGATATTCTGTAGTTACTATGAATCAATGGCATAATATGCCTTCTATAAAGAAAGAATTAATAGACTCTATTAAAAAATATTCTCCTAAAGTTTCTAAAATTAGTTACAAAAAAGGAAAAGATCCAAATGTTGTTGAGATTTCTCTTCCAGATATTCATTATGGAAAAGTAACTGGTGAAGGTCCTAAAGCAGTAGAGAAACATTATCTAACTGCTATTGCTGAGTTATATACAAAAGTTAAAGGTTTAAATATAGAACGAATTATATTACCAATAGGTAATGATGGTATGAACTCAGAAGGACTATCAAGAGCTACAACTAAAGGAACTCCTCAATATGATTATATGGATTGGAGACAATCTTTTAGAGGATACTGGGGACTAGTAGCTAAATCTATTGATTATTTATCACAATTTGCACCAATTGATGTAATTATTGTACAAGGTAATCATGATTTTGAAAGAATGTTTTATGCAGGCGAAGTATTAGCAGCTTTATATTCTAATAATAAAAATGTAACTGTAGATAATGATTATAAAGCACGTAAATATTATCAATATGGAGTAAATATGATTATGTGGTGTCATGGAGATAAAGTAAAAGCTGATAAAATGGCTTTACTTATGGCTACTGAACAACCAGAAATGTGGAGTTCTTCTAAATTTAGGGAAGCTCATTGTGGACATGTTCATAAAGAACAAGTTAATGAGTATATGGGGACTAAAGTTAGATTTATCCCATCTATTTGTGGTAATGATGAATGGCATAAAAATCGTGGTTATATAGGGACTATAAGAACAGGTCAAGTTCATATATGGAATAAAGCTAGAGGATACGAAGGATATTTACAGACTAATGTTATCAATTATGAGAAAGAGAAGAACAAGGTCTAAAGTAAAGAATGCTAAGAAACAACTATATAAAGGTATTACTTTTCAATCTCAATTGGAATTACATTGCTATAAAGAATTAAAAATAGCTAAAATTTCAGTAGAATATGAAAAAACAACTTTTACTATATTTGATCCGCTAGTATATCCTCAAGCTTGTTATGAAGGAACTAAAAAGAAACTGTATAATAAAGGCTCTAAAATAAGGGCCATAACTTATACCCCGGATTTTGTAGATCCTAATGGTAAATGGATAATTGAAACCAAAGGATACGCAAATGAATCTTTTCCACTCAGATGGAAATTATTTAAGAAACATCTTAAAGACAACAATCATCATTATGTGCTTTTTATGCCAAGAAACAAAAAGCAAGTAGATGAAGTTGTTGAACTTATCACACAGTTATAAAAGAGAAAGTCTTTTTTATAACAGTCGGAAAGTCTTGTTTAAAAGTGGCAGGTGCAACAAGGCGTTATAAAGCTTAGTACACTTTATATGTAAGTCCCGCTTTCCTTTTTTATTAATCAATTAAACATTAAAATTATGGCAGAAATGTTAAGCCCTTGCTGTGGGGCAGAATTCACAGATGGTACAGATG